TTCCCTGTGTAAGGAGCAGGGGGAGATTTTTACCAGTACTCTCCCCCTAATCTTTTAAACAACTGAGGTGGGATATGGCTTACACTGTTCAGCAGCTCATTACTTTTTCCTATTACCTTTCAAATCTTCTCGCGAGAGGACTAGAAGAAGTATCAGCTCAACAAATTACAGATGGCCTAGATAGATTTAATGGGATGCTAGCCACAGCTACTTCTCAAATAGGTCTTATTCCCTATTTCCAAGAATATGATTTCCCAGCAGTTATAAATCAAGAAGTTTATTATGTCCCAAGCCTTGTTGAAGTAGAAACGATGACATTTAATATTAATAATGTCCGTTATTCTATGATGGAAACAAGTCGAGAAAAATATTTCGCAACGCCTCGAGTAGATAATATTGATGCATTGCCTTACATGTGGCATTTCGAAAGGTTACTAAATGGTGGCAATATTTATCTCTATTTCTTGCCACAACAAGCTTATGTTATGAAGCTGTGGGGTAAGTTCAAGCTTAACCAAGCAACACTAGAAACTGATTTAACGCTGGTTTATGAAGACTTTTACATTGAGTATCTCAAATATAAATTAGCCAAAGCATTATGTGACTTTAATGGCGCTATGTTTCCGCCTCAACATCAAGTTCAGCTAGAAAGCTATGAGAAGACTATCAGAAACGTAATTCCATTAGATTTAACAATGAAGAAAATAAGCTCATTTAGTGGCGCCCAACCATTCAACTATGCTGATGCGAATATTGGGAGGGGATTTAGACCTTCATAACAAGTTAAAGTCATGGGTGACGCCCAATAGTATATGTTATATAATTGCTTATTTTTAGGTGATTATATGAATGAAATTAGAAAGGTTTGCGCAAATCATGGTGAATTAGCCATTGAGAATATTTATATTCATGGTGGAAGGAAAAGATGCAAGATTTGCAAAGATGAGTCGGATAGGAAATGGCGAGAAAATAATAAAGAAAGATTTAAGGAGACGACTCAGAAATGGAAGCAAGGCAATAAAGACAAGATTTCAGAATGGCAAAAAAATAATAGGAAAGAGAATCCTGAAAAGGTATTAAAAAGAGAAAGAAAATATAAAGAGGCAAATAGAGAAAAGATAAATGCAGCTCAGAAAGAAAAAAGAAATGCGAATATAGAAGAGTATCGTAAAAAAGAAGCTGAGCAACGAGAAAAAAACAGAGAAAATATAAGAATTAATCATGCAGCATGGACTTATGGTTTGACGAAAGAAGAGTATATTTCTTTGATAAATTCAAATGATGGTAAATGCTATATATGTGGGAATGAAGAAAAAGTGATTGATAGTGTAAGTAAAAAAATTAGAAGGATATGTATTGATCATGATCATTCCACTGGCAAGGTGAGAGGGTTGCTATGTAATTTATGCAATAGTGGTCTGGGAAAATTTAAAGATAGTATAGATTTAATTGAAAAAGCTCTTGATTATCTTAAGAGGTATAAAAGCTGATGTTCCCAAATTCCTATAGCGAACAAGATGTGCCTTTAAAAATAGTGGGTTCTAACAAGTTTGGTCGATATCCAAAGATATCTGACGAACAAACGATCAACATGATTATCTCTGACGGATGGCTTACCGCATTTGCTGGCTTTAAGAATAGAGCATTCATATCTGGGACGTTTACAGGACGTGGTTCTTATAATAGTGAGCGCTGGGGAAATGCTTTAGTTGTTATTGGTTCATCTGTCTATGGAGTTCCTATACCTGCTATTAACTCCACTGTACTTAATCCATTCTTTATTGGAGAAATAGAAACCGCTGATGGGGATGTTTTCTTTGCTGAAAATATGAATGGCGAAATAGCTTTTGTTGATGGCAGGCAAATTTATGTCTTTAATTGGCAGAATCCTAGTACCCCAGCAATAGTCACAGCAACGTTGCCCGTGGATGGCAGAACAGGACAAGAAATTGTTCCAGGGTACATAACTTATCTTAATAGCCAGTTAGTAGTAACCAATGAAGAAAGTGGTAGCTGGTTTCTATCAGGATTTAATGATGCACTTAATTGGAATCCATTTAACAGCGGCCCATGGTTTACTTTTATCCAGACAAAGCCTACGAATGTGATAGCAGCTGTAAGATGGCCAGGAAGAGGTAATTTATTGGCTGTATTTGGAAAGACTGTTGTTGAGATGTGGACTTACGTTGGGGCAGCATTATTTCCTTATCAGAAGAATCAGTCTGTTAATATTGACTATGGTTGCATCAATGCGGCCACTATTGCTGCCAATGAAAATTATGTTATGTGGCTTGGAATTAATGAACAATCTGGCCCTGTGATTATGTTGTCTCAGGGTTCAGATGCTATTCCCGTTTCTAGTATGGAGGCTGACGGAATAGATTTTAGATTGGCATCATTGGTAAATCCTGCCAAATCTCATGCTTTCTTTTTTAAGCAAGATGGTCATCTTTTTTATCAGATTACCTTTAGTGATCCACAAGATAATTTGACATTGATATATGATTTCAAGACTAAGAAATTCTTTACATTGACAGATGAGAATCTAAATTATCATCCTGCTGAGAGCGTTTTCTTCTTCAATAATACTTGGTATTTCGTAAGCCTTAACGATGGCAGTATATATGAAACTTCAACAAATTTAACAACTTACGATTACACTATTCCTGGAAGCAGTGATATTAGAAATTATGAGATTCAGCGAATCAGAATTACTTCCACATTTAGATTGCCAGATACATCACGATTTAGGATCAATAGCTTATCGTTCCCCGTGGAACAAGGTGCTGATCCTTACTATCCCGGCAACTACATGTCTCTCCTTTCGACAGAGGACGGAGCTATCCTTACGACCGAAAGCGGTACTCCGTTAATGACTCAGGTACTGGTTGAGCCTTATCAGCCCAGTATTGATATGTCTGCATCTAAGGATGGAGGCAATGTGTTTGGAAGCTACATAAGTAAGAAGATGTTTCCACAAGGGAAAAGGAAGAACAGGGTTACGTTCTATCAGTTAGGCATACAGAATGAAATTACATATAAGTACAAGTTTTTAAGTAAAGGGCGGTTTGTGGTTGGTGATGGCGTTATGACGGTGGTTAGATGAAAGTACCAGTTTATATCAATGATTTATTAGTAGATGAAGAAAGGAAGATGACAGCTCCTTGGGAGACATTATTTAACCAGTTATTTACAGAGATGCAATCTAACTTATCCGATGAAGGATTGGTTGCTCCGTCTCAGACAACTGTAAATATTGGTGTTATCCAGGATGCCCAAAACACTGATGGTAATGACATTTATCCGAATGGGACTATTCTTTATGATAGTACTACGAATCAATTAAAAGTGAAAATTAGTGGCGTGTTTAGAGTGATACAGGTGGTTTGAAAATGGATCCAATTAGCCAGATGATACTAATGCAATCTATGGGTTCTCTAGGAGGAGGATTGTCTTCTATGTTTGGCGGAAGCGCCCAAGATGAATCCATGAAGTATCTTAACGATTTTGGTACACAGATAAGCCCTTATTATCAGAATTCTATGGCTGCTGGTAATAGAGCTCAGGGTGCTCTTGGGAATATATACAGTAAGATTATGCAAGACCCTGCTTCCATAATGAGAATGTTAGGGGAAGGCTATGAAGAATCTCCTGGGTATGAATGGAATTATGACCAAGCAATGAGGGCTGGAAATAGTGCTGCAGCAGCGGGTGGGATGATTGGAAGCCCTTCTCATCAATTACAGGCCTCCACGACTGCCAGCGGCCTTGCAAGTCAGGATTATTATCGTTATCTAGAGCCAATGCTACAAATGTGGGGAAGAGGATTAAGTGGGATTGAGGGCGCATATAAGACAGGTGTTAATTCCTCTGATGCACTTGCTAGCATGTTAGCTGGGAACATGATGAATCAAGCAGAACTGGCTGGACAAGGAAAAGCAGAAAAGAATTCAGCCATGGGCGGTATTTTAGGTGGTCTCGGTGGTGCAGCTACTTCTTTATGGAATTGGTGATAGATTATGCCAGCTAATGTAATGAAAAATTGGAATCTTCCATCAGCAAGTAAATCCTTTAGTGATGCATTTTCTGAACCTTTTATTAGAGGAATTGCCAGTGCTCAGCAGTTAATGCAAGCTCAAAAAGCACAAAAAGAATTGCCTTATGTTGAAAGGCAAATAGAGCAAGACATGATGCTTAAAAAACTAGTGGGCGAGGAAATGCAATTAACGAATCAAAAGTTGACGGCTGAACAACCTTACTGGGGACAAATGGCTCAAGAATTAGCGCAAAAGGGCAAGCTTGAGAATATGGGAGTAGAGGCAGAATTGCCTTGGATATCTAAAATAAAAGAGGCCATGTTTAATAATATTAATCAAGAAAATCAATATTATCCTTTGCAATTTGAAAATGATGCACAAAAATTAGCTTTAGAAAAATTGAAATATGAATTGTCTTTACGTTCCCAAGAATATAAAGAATCTCATCCTTCGACAGCTTCCCTTGGTAACATGGGTGTTGGACTTAGAGATATAATGGGATTGAAAGAACAAATTAAGATAGAGCATCCAAATTGGAATGATAAACAAATTAATGATGCAGCAAATGCTTATCTTGATGAAAATGTGGATGCGATGATTGGCGATGAAAAACTGGGTTCTGCAAAAGGTGCTATTGCTGCTTTGGTTTCTCAGATTGGTAAAAGAAATTCTACTGTTGCGTTGCAAAATAAAGCGGCGAATGCTTCGATGCTTGCTGATGATGTTAATGATATAGATATTAAGCCTATTGCTCAATTTGCTGGACCTAAAGGACAGGCAAAAGCTGCTATTTATGAAAAAATGGACGCTTTAGGACAGTCTGTTCCAGATGAATATCGTCAATATAAAGCATTTAAAAACATTTTGTCATATTATACGATGGATCAATTACGTGCGACTTTCGGCACTTCTGTTATCCCAGATTATGTACAAAAAACACTTGGTGGTGGTGCCGATCCAATTTCTTCTTCTATTTGGAAAAGCCCAGACCAAGCTATTTATGAATGGAATGAGGTTAAAAAATACGTAAATAGACATAATGAAAAAATTAGAAATTTGGCCAATAAGGGTGCAACTTGGAAATCTGATGAAGAAGAAAACAATACAATAATGTATGACCCATCTAAAGGGTGGGAGTAATAATTATGCCAAAAGAAAGAAGGTTGCCAGATGGGAAAAAGGCCATTTTTCCTGATTCCATGAGTGACAACGAAATTGATAATGCAATTTCTAAATATCCTAATGGAAATCAAAAAAATCAATATAATCAAGAAAAAAACACATCCGACGAATATGACGCGTTGTTAAAGAAAAACTTAACCGTACGAAGTCCTCTTGATTTTATGAAAGATATTCTAGTAGGCATGGGAAAGACTGGAGAAAATATTGCTGAATTAGGTTTGGGCGATATGGCACAAAAGCCAGTTGAAAGAGCCATTCCAAGAGAAAATCCTAATCCATTGGTTCAAGCAATAGGGGCTTATGGTCCATTTGCTGTTGGTGGAAGTGCTGCAGCTGGAGGTATTAGAGCATTAGGCCCATCTTTTATGAAAAAATCAGCTGATGTTATAGGGCATGGTTTAGCAGGTGCTGGTTTTGGAGCCATTCAACCAGAAGCTGGGTTATTAGCCAGTTTTTTAGGAAAAGAAGAAGGCCCTGGAATGAGAGTTGTAAATGCAATTGAGGGTGCGATTCCAATACCAGGATTAGAAGCAATTGTTAAAGCGGCTAATGCATTAAGACCATCTAAAATATTTAGAGGTCAATTAAGTCCCGAAGAATTAGCAAAGAATCTTTCTATTACAAGAGGGACCCCAACTGGTCTTGGCGATGTTATTCAATCACCATTTCTTAAAAAGACTCTTGAGAACCAACTGCCATCCATTCCATTTTCTGGGGCAGAAAAACAATTACAAGAAATGGGTGCTACAACGTATGAAAAAGCAGAAGATGCTTTAGCTACTGTACTAGGGAAAAACAGTCCTGAAGATGTAGTTGCCGAACTAAATCAGTCTTTGCATAATATTTTTGAAAAAGTAGAAAAAGAAAAGACTAATATTTATAAATCAAGAAATGCAATTGCAGACAAAAATAATATACGCGTACATCCAACTTCTTTTCAAGATGCAGCTAATGAATATAAAGAAGCAATAGAAGGAATGGAATTTCTTAAACAAGACCCAGAAACATTAAAATTATTAAGGAAATTAACAGGTTATGTTGAAACAGAAACCAGCAAAAAAAGTAATATTGTTAATGCTAGCGGAAAACCATTTAAGACAGATGAAGGTATAACTTTTAATGAGGCTACATTACTTAAGTCAAAAATGGATCGTTATAGTAAAGAATTTCAAAAAAGCCCTGAACCAGAAAAAAGAGGAATGGCAAAAATATTTGGTAAATTAGGTGGGTCCATTGGAAAAGATATTGATTCTATTGTAGAAAAAAATGGAAATGAAGAATTAAAAAATGCTCATCATCAAGCCAATAAATATTATAAAGAAAAGTTTTCGCCGTTTTTGGAAAAAGAACTTTATAAATTTGTTTCTGGAAAAGCTGATCCTGATACCCTAATACAAGCATTTATAAAAACGGGCCAGCGCGGAACCGACAGAGCGCATTCTACCAGTAAAGTAACACATGTATTAACAGACCGAGAAAAGCGGCTTCTAGGATATGCATATTTAGACCAATCCAGAGATAAAGAAGGCGTCATTTCACCTTCTATGTTAAAAACAAAAATCGACAAATTGGGTAAACGCCAGTTTGAAACCCTTTTTGAAGATCCAGAAGTAAGAAAAAAGCTCATGGATTATAGCAAATTGGCTGGAATGAATACAGAAGGATTGACCATTATGTTTAATCCTAAAAATGGCGCAAGAAATTCTGATGCTATTGTAAAAATGTTAACTGCACAAGGAATGCAGGCCCTCGGAGGAGGTATAGCAGGTGGATTACCAGGGGCATTAGCAGGGGTGGCAATACCAATAGCTTCAGGTAAAGCAGCAACTCACTTACTTACAAGCGAAAAGTTCCGAGAAAATCTTATAAATGCCATGTTAGAAAACAAGAATTGGTCTATTTTTAATAAACCAAAATCAAGTAAAGGTAAAAAATAATGGCTCTAAATCCACTTTATGTCGCTGGAATGTCCTTGCAAGAATACCTGGTCGATAAAGACAGCGGAGAGCCATTGGCTGGTGGAATGATATTCTTTAAGGCCATCAATAACCAAGGAAACTATAAGTCAGTATATGAACTTGTTGGTGGTCAGTTTCTTCCCTTGCCAAATCCAGTAATTTTAAGTGGCGTTGGGACAGTTCAGGATGATAACGGTAATGACATAGTTATTTATTATTATCCATATGATGCTGATGGCAATGTTGAGCTTTATTATGTGGAAGTACAAAGTTCAGGCGGAGTTCCACAATTTACTCGTGACAACTGGCCTCCTAATTCATTTAATAGTGGGGGAGGCGGATCTGGTTCGTCAGCCATAAATTATGTTCCAAATCCACAGTTTTTAACTCATAACAATTTAACGCCAACTACTCAGGTTCAGCCTGGTACTACTGAAATAGCCTCGGGAGGATGGGAGTTTGTACTTAGCCCTAATGATAGTACTTCTATTAATACGATTTCTTTTCCCGTAAACAATTCTTATGTGGCAAGTCCCCCACAAAGCCCGCTATACAATTTAAATATAATAAGTGTAACTCCTAGTACCGGAGACTCATTAAAGGCTCTACGGCTCAAATTTGATGATGCTAATAAGTTTTCAAGCAATTCACAAATCTATACTTATGGATTTTTCGCCAAAACAACTGGTAGCGCCATAAATGTTACCTTGGTTTTAAGAAAGTATTTTGGTGCTGGAGGCTCAACATTTATACCAGTTAACTTGACAACATTCTCAATAGATTCAACTGACTTCCAATTATTCCAATTTTCTTTCGTGTTTGGTGAAAACTCTGGTTTTACATTTGGAACCGGAGAAAGCTATGTTGCTTTGGATATTCAATTTAATGTCGCGGATGCTTTTAATTTAACATTCAATGATTTTATGTTGTTAACCGGGGACTTGCAATTAGATATAGACAGTCTTCCTGTCCAAACCGACGCAGATACGCTTACGCGCTCCATAGCGGGCTGGATGGATAACCCAGGCTTTAATGGAGAGGACTTATATTTGCCTCTTGTCAGAACTCCTTATGGCCTTACATGGGATAATTCTCAAATTGGCCTGGTATATGCATCTTTAAAAGGAACATTGTCTCCTGGTGAGCTTTTATGCGATGGAACTACTTATTTCAATAATCAATATTCTTCGGATGGAATACCTTATTCACGACTTGGGGCGGTATTATGGAATAATGCAAGCTATAGTGAAGTTCCTTTGTTTGGCACTGGTAGTGACTTTGTTACTGCGTTCTCTGTAGGAAATGGTGTTTTTTATTTGGCCGCTAATAAAGCAGGAACCGCAACGCCTCCTATTAACGGAACTTTAAGCACTACATTTACAATAGAAACTGATTGTCCGGGAGTAGCTACAGCACCAGCAGTATATGCAGGAGACTGGACAGCTTCAGGGGCTGCAAATGCTTTCTTTAGATATAATGATATTGGCACTGCAAGTTTGACTACTTCTAATGGAACTGCGGTTGCCGTTTTCCCTATACAAAACAATACCTTAACTCATTACCAAGCAAATATTACGGTTGGTCTTGCTTCTAGTTTTGTGGCTGGCAATACTTTAACTATCACTGATTCAAGTTCAGTTAGTACCATCATTTATTTTAGGAAAAATGGTAGTTCTGTTAGCGCTGGAAATATTAATGTAAACGTTGTTAATGCGGACACTCCTTTTACAATTGCGGCAAAAATATTATTTTCTATTAATGGTGGCTGGACGAGTTCAATTTCTACAGTAGCCGCATCATCAATTCCCAATCTTTCTTATTTCACTTTTACAGCAAATTCAATAGCTTACAATGTAACTTATTATAATGGTGTGTCTATTCCTGAAGTATTGGCATCTAATATTATCCCTGTGGCATTAACTGGATCAGAAAATGCCCAAGATGTTGCCACAAAAACTATTCTGGCCATTAATCAATTTGCATATGCAGTCCCTGATTTGCAAGGACAATTCCTTCGCGGAACAGATCCAACCACTATATGGGACACCAATTCCCCTATAAGAAGTGGGTTTGGTCAGAACTATGTTAATAACGGTCCAGGCCCTGGAACATATGAAGTAGACACTTTTGCTAGTCATGTTCATTCGGAAACTGTCACGACAGGATCACCATTTGGCGCATTATCGGGACCTCAAAGCAGCACTCTTGCAACAGGATTCGCAATAACAGATCTTACAACCGCAAATACCGGGTTTGAAGAAACTAGAGGCATGAATATATCAGTTAACTGGGTAATTAAATATTAGGGGATATGATGGATACGCAAAACTTACAAATTAGAGATAATAATGGTTATGTAGTAAATACAAATCATTCACTCGGGCAAAGTTTAGTAAATCAAGATGCTACTTTAACTATTAGCACAGTTAAAACTTTCACTGTTCCAAGCGGTCCCGCTAAAAGTTATACGGCTATTATCAAATATACATTAGGCGCTGATGTGCTTTGCATTCCTGCGGCTGCTCCTACTTTAACTGCGCCATCTGGAACTGTTAGGACGACTACTGCAATGCTTAGGCCAGAAATATTAAATGTATTGCCTGGACAAACATTGCAATTCATTTATGCAAATACTGTGTTTACCGGGACAACCGTTACAGTAAGCATTGCTTACTATGCTAATAATTATTAGGTGAAATATGAATCCAACCCCTTTTACTGGATTGCCAACAGGCACACAAACACAAGTAACTGATATATATGCCGCTGTAGACACTACTGATAGAAGTGACTCGCCTGTTGGCACGCTTAAGCAATATACCATTGCTCAATTGCAACAATATATTCTTGATAATTCTACTGTAAGTAGTCAAGAGAGTTGCAGAGTAGCTACAACAGCTGATTTAGATGCCATTTATATAAATGGTGCGGCAGGCATTGGAGCAACGCTCACTAATAATACGACGTTAGCTGCATTAGTAATAGATGGTGTTGATTTATCTGTGGGAGACAGGGTTCTTGTTAAAGATCAGTCCACTCAATCTCAAAACGGAATATATGTAGTAACAGTTGTCGGAAGTGGAACTGTAGCATGGATTTTAACACGAGCATCCGATTATGACGGAAGTAGCTCCAACGATATAAAACAAGGCGATATTGTTGGAGTAACATTAGGGACAGTCAATCAATTAACTTTGTGGTTTCAAACTAATGCTGGGCCATTCATAATTGGTACAACATCTATCATTTTCCAATCTTACTCGGGCACTGTTCCTTCGTATGTTTTATCTATCACTCCTGGTGTTTCAGAGCCAAATAAAGCGATTGTAGTTGATGGAAGTAGCAATATTGATGGTGTGTCTTTAGCTGATATTGAAGCTGCAGGGACTTATATTGCTGGATTGTCATATACAAATACGCAGATAAATACAAATATTGGATATCTCAACGGACTGACACCTGGATATAGTGGTAACGATTTAGCATTAGTTTTGGATAGCTCAGGGAACATAGATGGGTTTGCATTTTCTGATTATACATTGGCTGCTGGATATGTTCCGGGTTTGACAGTCACTCCATCCCAAGTCAATACCGCAGCGACCTGGGTTGGTGACCAGACTATAAATGGTACTGATTCTAATCTTTTATTAGTTGGATTATCGTCTAATATTACTAGTGTTGTTGTGACGCCTGCTACAGGATCGTGTGTAGTCTCATTTAAAGTAGTAAACGCCCTCAACAATCCTGTTGTTTACAGTGGAGTTCTGTATATATCAGATTCGGCAGGCGCTGCGAATCCCATTGCGTCAATAGCTGCTTCAACAGGAAAAGTAATTGATTTAGTAACTGGTTCATCCTCTATATTTTCTACTGATGGAAGCGGGGATGTATCGTTAACATTAACAGGTTCAGCAGGCAGTTATTATTTATCATTCAACTTACAAAGTGGCGCTGTTATCAGAACAGCTTTTACAATCAGCTAATAGCAGGGCATTAAAATGGTAGGACAAGTCACATTAACAATGGATTTTGCTGGGCAAATCGGTGTGAATCCACGAAAGGGAAGCCTTACGTCTTCTGACGTATATGCAACAATCGTTGAGACAGGATATGCAAGCCAAGTTTCAGCCGCAACATCTGTTCCATTTCTTCCTACTGACATTATTTGTGCGGCTTACAATAATGGAAATGGTGGAATTGCAACAGGAATATTTGGACTAAGTTATCATGATGGTATCTATACATTTCAAGATTTGGCCGTAACAGGAAGTGTGATTGGCCCTGGTTCCTCTTATGATAATGCAGTCACTTTATTTGCAGGAACTTCTGGTAATGTATTGAAAACCGTTGATTTTACTCCTGCTGCTGATAGTTTGTTTGGATACAATGGAGTTGCTACGCCTGCAAATATTACTTTAGGTTCTGGATTAAGTATTTCTGATAATGTGCTAAATACTACAGGTTCTGGTTCTGGAAACGTTACCGGCCCTGAAAGCTCCGTAGTGGGTGCGTTAACGGTTTTTGCAAATACAGAAGGAACAGAAATAAGTGAGCTTGGCTACACTCCCCCAAATAATTCTTTATTAGGTTATACAACGGGAACCGCTGTAACATCCATCACTGCAGGATCAGGAATTACTATTTCAGGTGGCGTTATTGCTTCCAGTGCTGGCGGAGGAAATGTTACCGGTAGTGGGCCATCAGTAGCTGGAGGATTAGCAACTTATGCTGATACGACAGGACTTTTAATTGAGCCTTCTGCAATAGCGGTTACTAATAATACATTAGTAGGATATAACTCAGGTGCGCTTGCTAATATAACTGCTGGTTCTGGCATAACCATATCAGGTGGTGTTATTGCCTCAACTTCTGGTGGTGGAAATATGACAGGGACTGGCCCTTCAGTTGTAGGTAATTTTCCTGTTTACACTGATACTACTGGTCTTGAAGTAAGCCCATCTGCTGTAACTGTCACTAATAACACGCTTGTTGGATTTAATTCTGGAGCGCTACATAATATTACTGCCGGAGCTGGCATTACTATTTCAGGAGGTGTAATTACTTCAAGTGCATCAGGCGGAAATGTTGTTGGTCCTGAAAGCTCTACCGTTGGTGAAATTGCTTGTTATGACAATACAACTGGAGACTTAATCGCAGGCCCTCCTTATACTCCAGCTGCTAATTCCCTTGTTGGTTATAACGAGGATGCAAAACATACCAATATTACTGCGGGCGCAGGCATTATTATTGAAGGTGACACTATTAGTGCTGCTGGTGCAGGTCAAGGAGACGTCACAGGTCCAAACACTGCATTTGATGGTAATTTTGCATTATTTAGTGGGACTACTGGGAAAATAATCGAAAATACTTCTTATACTCCTCAACCAAATGTTTTAGTTGGCTATGACGGAAATAGTAAGGTAACTGATATTGTATTAGGCCCAACTAATATGGTCATCACTGGGGGCCAACTATTGGATTATCAAAAGATAGTGGCTAATGCTCCGCCTGACAATACTATTATTACTACCAATGCTAGCAGTGGAACTACATTTTACATGGGTACTCCTGGCACCAACATGACCCTTCAAATACCGATTCATGATGAATGTGAATTAGGTTGGTATGTTGATGTTGTTAGCGTATATGGAACAGGCTCTGAATACAATGTTGTCGTATATAGCCCTGAGGTAGCAATCCCAGTTATTTTCTTGAAAAATAGCTCTGGTGATGTATTACAAGTTCAATATTTTAGTATTCAGCCTGGTGGAAAAATTAGAATCACCAGAGCTGGGCAACCTTTAACCTTTTTAAATACTTACTTTTATGCTAATGGAGATATTATTTAATGAAAAATTACATTGTTCCTGAAAATGTATTGATGTCTTTAACTAATTTTTTAGATTTCGTTTCTAAATATAAAGAAGCACCCCAAGCGATGAGTAAGGAATTGATTGATATTGTAAATAAAGCAGTACCTTTTGCAGAATATATTGAAAAAGTTGATGCACCAACAGGAGACAGCCCAGATGCCAATAATTAATTTTCAAACAGATTTCCCAGGACAAGTAGGATTATTTCCTCGTCATGGAAAAATGGAAACAACAGACGTTGTTGCAACTATTACCACTGCAGGATATTTGAATAACAACCCGTCTGCTGCAGGGGTTAATATTTCAGATGCAGATATGATAGATATTAAATATAACGATGGATCGGGAGGCGTAACAAGCTCTCTTTTCCGTGTATCTATTGCATCAAACGGAATTATTACTCTCAATAATTTGCTTTAAAGTAATTATTTTTGGGGCTTATTATGCCTATCATCTCAATAACAATGGAATTTGCTGGACAGGTAGGCGTAAATCCACGAAAAGGAAGCATGCTTACCACCGATACCTTGGATGTTATAACACAAACAGGGTATTTAAATAAAAATACAGTCACAGCAACTACCAGCTTTCTACCTTCCGACGTCTTATTTGTTGCATTTAATAATGGATATGGGGGCGTTGACACCACACTATTCTCATTAGACATCACACCAAATGGAACAATAACTTTAGTAGCTCCAGCAGGGATTGGCTCTGTTCGAGAAATTGACACAGGAAACGGTTTGCAAGGTGGGCCCATTACAGATATAGGCACCATTTCATTAGCTAATAGCTCTCCAGATTCATTAGCTGGATATGATGATACTGGGGTTTTTAGTAATGTCTCCGTTGGTTCTGGACTGGCTTTATCAGGTGGTGTTTTAACTTCTACAGGTAGCGGGGGCACAGTAACTAGTATATCAGGTACAAACAATAGAATAACCGCCACCCCCAATCCTATTACTTCAACTGGAAGTATAGATATTTCAGCCAGTTACGCAGGGCAAACATCTATTAACACGGTCGGCAATATCTTGACGGGAATTTGGAGTGCTAGCGTAATATCGCCAACCTATGGCGGCACAGGTGTTAATAACGGCTCAAATACAATTACTTTGGGCGGAAATATCCAGACTGCTGACAGTTTAACGACTGTCGGGGCATATAGTGCCACATTTAATTTTACTGGCTCCACTAATGTAACATTCCCCACCTCTGGGACATTGTCTACCTCTACTGGAACGGTAACTAGCATTTCAGAAGGAACGGGTATTACTTGTACGCCAAATCCAATTACTTCAACAGGCACTGTTGCTATCAGTAACACAGCCGTAACTGCTGGAACATATTCTTTTCCGATTAACATGGCCGTCAATGCGCAAGGTCAAATTACGGCAATAACAAGTGATGGCTCTGATAATTTAACTTCATCGACGGGAAATTTATTCATAGGTCAAGCAGGAAATAATACGACTACTGGAGTGCTAAATGTTGGTGTCGGATATGGCACATTAACAGATTTAAATAATTCAGCATTGACTAAAAATAATACTGGGTTTGGATTTAATGTATTACCAATAATGCCTGGAGGGCAGCACAACACAGCCATTGGTAGTGATGTGGCTGTTTCAATGAATGGTCTAAGAGGTGGAACTTCAGATAATGTTTTAATTGGATACAATGTGGCACCTTCTGCCACACAGATAAACAAAAGTGTCATTATAGGTTCAACAACAGGCTCTAGTGCTACACAGTATTCTGATTGCGTCTTGATAGGATATAACACTTATTCTTCAACAACATTTCCTACCAATGCTATCGTATTGGGATATAACGCATTTGCATCTGTTGATAACTGTGTAATATTGGGTGCGAATAACAATGTCGGGATATACAGCAATAGTCCAATTTATACATTAGATATCGGTAATCCTGGCGGATCTAACGACGGAATTCGTATAGCCGATAACTCCGGTTCAACGCCCGCAACTCCTACCAATACAAATGATTTAGTCATTTACAATAATGGCGGAATATTTCAATTATTGGATACATCAGCAGGACTTGGTAAAGCTGCTTTTGGCACATTGACACTTACTAATGCTCTAGGTGCTAATTATGGCGGGACAGGCGTATTAAATTCATCAAGCTCTACGATTACATTAGGCGGCGCTTTTGCTATGAGTGGCGCTTATACTTTCACGGGTAATTTGACCGCTGATACTAACGTAACCTTCCCAACATCCGGAACTTTAAGCACTACAACTGGAACAGTTACAAGCATTACAGCTGGGACAGGACTCTCGGGTGGAACCATTACTGGAAGCGGAACAATTTCATTAAGCACCCCGGTTTCATTAACAAATGGCGGAACAAATGCATCACTGACAGCAAATAATGGCGGTATCGTTTGGTCTAATGCATCGCAGCTACAGATTCTTTCCGGAACATCAACTGCAAATCAAGTTTTATTGTCTGGAGCAACAGCAACGCCGGTTTGGTCAACAGCTACTTATCAGGCCACCACAACAGCTAATCAACTTTTATATTCTTCTAGTAATAATGTTATTGCTGGCTTGGATACTGCAAATCAAGTAGTTTTAGTTACCAATGTATTTGGCGCTCCATCTC